GTTCACTGAATTTAGGCTTTTCGGCGACTTCCGAGCCGTCCCAGGATATGACCGGAGAATACTTCTCTTCGCTCATGAACACTTTCAGCTTTGACTCCGGTGACCATCCTCTGTCTTTTGCCATCTGGACGATCGTGCCGCCGGTGACATCGCTCCTGTTGAAAGACTCCCATTTCCTGTCACACATTCCATCGTCATATCGCTCGGAATCGGATGCAGACCAGTCTTTCCATGTTTCGACATCATATCCTTCCTCTTTCAGAGCCATGCCGACTCTGAGCCAGTCCGGATAATCAAGACCTGCAGGATCTATATACTTAAGTAGTTCTTCCAGGTCATTCTTCTCGTTGCTCATAACGCATCACCACCTCTACTCTGGGCTGAAGGCTGTAGTACTTCTCGATCAGAACGCTCTGGATCTGACTGTCATCGTGGTAAGCAATGCCATTCAGGGCATCGCAGACGATCTTCACGATGTTGTCCAGATCCGGTTTCTTCAGCGGAAACAGCTTTCCCTCCAGCATCAGTCCATACTTCTTCTTTGTTGTGCTCTTCGGAATGGAATAGTAGGCCTTCATCTCGCACTTGATCGGAATCACCGGATCGACCGGGTCGTGTTCCGGATATGCAGTACTGAAAGCCAACTTGACCAGATTCTCATAATTAACTGTGTCCTTCGGTGTAAAGGCATGGCCAGAGCGCCCCAGTCTGGGACGCCCTTTGCCTTTTGGTTCACCCGGAATGGAAAACCTTAAGGTTACCATTCAGTATCGCTCCACGCCTTTTTCTGTGCCTTTGCCGGTGCTTTCTTCGGAGCAAGGAAGCGATCTACGTTGTTGTACAGATTGCCGTTGTATTCACGCTGCGATGTCTTGACCAGACCGGTCTTGCCCGGCAGCTTGTCCCAGTCCGGGACAAATGTCTTCTGGCCTTCCTTCAGATCGCCGATGCACTTGAAGAATGCAGCAATCAGACCGGCACATTCTTTGCAGACATAGAAGTTATTTCTCAGAAACGCTCTGCCTTTGTCGGTGTCGACATGGAGATTGACCGTGACCATTCCACAGGCCGGGATCTTCGCCGAGCCGTTATAGTCACCGTAATCGACTGAATCGACCACGAAATCATATTCACCCGGTTTGAGCAGGACATATTCCTGATCTTCTACTTCAAATTCCATTGCATATTTACTGTTTGCCATTGTCTTCTTCCTCCCTTAACCCAGTGGGTCTCTCTTGGCTACGATTGATGAATAAATCTTGTTGATGTTCTCGATCAGATAATCGATGAAATCCGGATCATAATCACTGATCGGAGTGTCTGCCGTGTAGATGCCTTTGTCAGCGACAACGCTGCGCAGCTCTTCGTCTTCGATGCCCTTCTCGATCAGAACCTTCTTGATACGACCGTATTCTGTATTTCCCATCAGCGGCGTATCATCGTCAACGATATCCACGTGTGGAGCGTTGATGTCAATGTACTGACCGCCGGGAACACTGACCGGATCTTCCTTTACTTCCTTCGGCTCTTCGACCGGCTCCGGTATCAGATCGTAATATTCACGGATCGCATCATCTACCATCTTCAGATCGTTCGGAATCAGTTCATCCTGGAACATTCCGACCGGAGATTTGACTGTATCTGCTCCATTGTTCTGTGTGGAGAAGGAATAGACACCGTCAGACACGTTCGTTCTGAGAACGATAGCGAACATTCCTTCCAGAGTGATCTTCTCGTCCAGCATCTTGCCGATGGTCTTCGCCTTTACTGTGGTGCCGTCTGACGACAGTTCCGTGTGCTGCAGGAAGTACACGATGACATCCTCCGGCAGCTTGCGGCAGAAGTTTACCAGCCGCCAGAAACTCTGACCGATCTCTGTGAATTTCTCATAGCCTTTTTCGCCGGCTCTGGTCATGAATTCGTTACCCATCAGATACTGGGCATCATCAATGACGATGGTCTTCTTGTCGGTCTTCCTCAGATATGTGACGATTTCGCCGTAATCATCGGAATTGATGTGGTCATATTTCTTCGTCCTGAACGGAAGCGGTTTGCCCAGGACATTCACAAGAGCGATGTCTTCCGGTTTGAAATGGCGAAGAGAAGCGGACTTGCCTGTGCCGCTCTCACCGAGAATCATTACAATGATTGCCATATTACTTAATCCTCAAATATTCTCCTCTTTCTTCCAGATGGGCGAAGTCCAACACTTCTCCATCCTGTTCGATTGCTTCTCTGATTCTTGCCTTATCCGGTTCATAGATGACCTTGCAGAACTGAGCCGGCACATCGCCATCAATGACGAGCGGTTTGACACCACCTTTCTTGGCGATTGTGAAGTGAAATAAGCCGGTATCGACCTTCGGACGATCTGTCTGCTTCATGGAATTGAAGACGGCTTCCTTGAGCCTGTCTACAGCCTTCTGACGGCTCTTGCGCAGTTCTGTAAGACGTTTGATCTCAGCATCGTAGCCATTGATGTCAGCTTCGAAGTTCCGGATGATGCGACCGTAGTTTTCCAGCTTCTTATCCAGTTCCTCTCCGACCGTCAGAGCGTCCCAGGGATAGTTTTCATCATCGGATTCCAGAACAGCCTGGATCTGAAGATATTTCCCGGTCAGTTCGTACAGATTACTCATTATCGATCTCCTTCTTGTCCCACAGATCCAGCCGGTTCAGTGCTTCGAGCAGCTGGGACATTGTTGCCCGGATCTGAATGCTTTTACGACCGCTCTCAGCCGTAATAAGGACGCTCTCAGCGTCAACCTTCTGCAGTGTGATAGTTCTGCCATCCTCACGGAGTATGGCCTGTAAACCATGTAATTTCTTATGTAAGTCACCCATTATCTTTCTCCTCGTCTATTGTTCCGGCAAAGTCTTGCCAGCCGAATTCCAGAAATGCCAAGCGATGCAGTTCATGTTCTTCTTCGAATGCTCGCAGCAGCTTGTCATAGATCCTGTTAGACTGGCCTCTGGCGCAGTCTTCACAGAGTGTGTGCCATCCGTTCGTGACGGATCTTTCGCTCGGTGTGACGATTTCACCACAACGGAAGCATCTGACTTCATCATTCTTTGGTGTTTCGATTTTCATGACAGCCTATCCAGTCCGTACTGCTTAATGACAGCGTGTGGTACATCGGTAAACTCTTCGCCGGCAGTACCCACGATCAGAATCGTTCCGACAAATGTATTGCCGTTGATCGATACGTTCCTGGGCAGACCCATCAGCAGCCCTTCTTCGTTGCACAGGATGATGGAATCCCTTCCGTGTGGATAGGTTTCAATGTAGCCTTCCACTTCTTCCTGAAGAGCAGCCAGTGTGTTCGGAATGTCGATCAGTTCCGGAGCGTGACCCGGACGCATTCTGATGGTCATCATGCTGCATCCTCCTTGAAGTCTTTGTAGACCGTGTTCTTGATATCAGTGATAGATGTCGAATAACCGATGCAATCGTTTTCTTCATCGAAAATATAAAGGCTTGGATCAAACCACCCGGTGTCCGGTTCAGCCTTGTGCAGATAGATCTCCGTCTTATTGCTGACTGTGCGGTAACCGATCCGGCAGAATGAGTGCTTGCCGGTTCTCAGAATTGTCAGCCGGAGATACTTTGAAGCATCGATGATTTCCCAGTTATTAAGGTCGTCAACGTAAGCATCGACCTGTTTCCGTGTCATCTTCATCAGATCAGCCCTCCAATCTGAGCGATGGCTGCCATCACAAACATGAGAATTGTGGTAATGAATCCCAGGACATTCAGAGTGTCGATGTCCTCTCTGGTATAGTTGTCAGACAGCTTCATACTCCACCACCATCTGCCAAACCAGTTCAGCAGCATAAGCCCAGCCGATATACAGTGATTTATCGGCGGCGAGCTCTGCAGCTTCTTCCTCTGTGTAGCTGTCACGGACGCCAAATTTGTTGTACTTTGCTGAATACGGTGTGATCCGCAGCTCGAACCACTTGGAGCAGAGAATCACATCACATGATTTAAACGGTAATTCCGACATAGGACGATATTTGATTTTCATTTCTTACCTCTTTCTTTTTTCTGATAGAATGAGGATGGTCATTCGACCACCTCTAATGCGGACGGCTTTTCCAGGGCGAGTCCGCTTTTTTCTTTGGTGTACGCTTGGTAGAATTCATCGATCGAAACATCCATGACATACAGAACACTGGATGTCCGGACTTTGTTGGGGAAGATTATCTTTTCTTCGCCGAGATCCTTGAGATCTTTTTTTCTTGCCAGAGCGTAAACCTGTCTTGCCTCTGATTCGCTGAGCATGAATAGGCGTTCGATCTCAACCTTGTTCAGATGCAGTGATGCATACAATTCCATACGGCTCTTAATTCTGCGCATCGCTTTCCTCCTTTCTTGCGCCGATGCAAGTCAGTCTTCAAAAAAAATAGCAGTTGCAGTCTTCGGACTGAGCTTCATGCCGTTGACGATCTTGGCAGCGATCGGAGTAGAACACACCGTCTCACCAGTTAGAATGCGCCAGATCGTAGATCTGTTGACTCCTGCTATATCAGCAAGATCGTTCGCAGACATATTTCGCTTGTCCATTTCCGCTTTCAGCAGTTCCTTGTTCATTGTTCTCCTTTCTACTTGCATTGATGCAAGTTCTGAATATATCTTAACTTTCGTGTTGCACGCTGTCAATAAAAATATTTGCATCCGTGCAACAGATTTTTTTATAATGTGGTTGAGGGGAAGGAAAATGCCATGAAAACAATCATAAGGAATGGAATGGAACTACATGAGATCCGTCCGGGCGTTTATGTCCACACTACAGAAAACGGTATCGAGTATAAAGAGTGGTATATAAGCGAAATCGTTAAAGCCCGGAGACATGATCTTAAAATGACACAACAGCAGCTCGCCGATCTGATCGGTGTCAATATTGGTACTATCTCTAGATATGAATCCGGAAAGATTGAAAAGGTATCTCTTGAACGACTGCAGCAGCTGGCTGATGCCCTGGACTGCACAGTGGATTATCTTGAGGCAAAAGTAAATGATCCTTACGAATCTGTCGATAAAATGGAGCGTTCCAAGCAAGAAACGGATCTGGTCGACCTGTTCCGGGATCTCACTCCGGATCAGAGAGCTGCCATCTTAACCATGATGAAAGGAATGGTGAAATAAGATGCCAATCTATAAGGACAAGCAACGAGGGACTTATTACGTTAAGCTATACAGTACAGATCC